AAAATAGTTTCCTTTTTCCGAGACTTTATAGAGAGTATATCACGAGAGAACCTCGTAGATTGCTTTTAGTATTGTCTTCTTTTAAGTTTTAATCTTAAATCATGTCAGTTGTGAGACGAATCACATCCGATACTTTGATCGAAAGTGTTTCAAAAATAAGATCACTAGTTAACAGTGATAGAATCATATTAACTTTTTAAATAATTGGTGACGCATATCATTAAGATGAATAGTCATTTCACGGACCGCGTAAAGCACTCATGGAAAATCAACAAAAACAAAAACGTAGTGGAGATCCTACTTCTTCTCCCAGATCTGAAAGTTCTGTAACCCTTTCAAACAATTCAGTTGCAAGAAGAGTTGCATCCGAGATCCTTATCGAAGGTCTTTCAAACAGTAGATCTAATACTAGAGACGGAAGAACCGATACTAGAATTAGTAATAGCAAAAGGTTGCGCTGGCCAATGCGGCAAATAGCTTATTCCAAAATGCGTAAGGCACCCATGGAGACAAAAATTCGTAGTGGGGATTCTACTTCTTCCCCCAGATCAGAAAGTTCTGTAACCCTTTCACAAACTCAAAAAACCAATGCCAGAGAATTTAAAGCAGAAAGTAAACAAAATTCCTATTTTGTTTATTACCCGCTGAGCTCAAGATTGCAAAGCGTAAGAAAAGAGACATTCAAGAAACTGGATGGGAAAGTTTTTGTGATATCTACTAATAAAATCAGAGTAAATTATCCATCTAATTATCCATGTGATAAAAAGAAAACAGCAGCTCAAATAAGAATGCTGCTGCTGACTGAATTTCATACAGAGAGTATTTCATCTTTTTACGAATCTACAAAAACTATGTTATCACAAATCTCTAACGTAATTGAATTGATTTCAAATACGTGTGAAGTTGTACAAACTGCCTCTAAAATCATTTCTAAGTCTACTTTAATAAGAGCGTGTAGCATACTAACAAGATTTATGAGCTTGGTAAATAAAGAGAAATTTGAGCTAGTTCCAACTCTGTGCTTAATTGCTGATGCCGTTGCCTTGAAAGAGGATGTTGAGGAAAAATTTAAAGCGGAAGCCGTAGAAGATGTGCTTTTATCCAATGTGATTAACATGCTTCCAGTTTCGCTTAAAACCTTCGCTCTTGCTTTTTTAACAATATCTAAAAGAGAAGCTCTTCTTTCACCGGCAATTATTCAAACATTGACAGATATATTAGGCTCATTTATCAATTTTCTCAAAACGTTACCCATGTTTGTGACTTTTGGTGGTATGTTTTCCTGCTTAGAAAATATATTTACCCACTTTTCATCTTATGGTCTCATATCACAATGCAATAATATAGTGCTTAAATATAGGAAAAACCCAAATATTTTAGGAAATGCAGAATTTTGGGACGAAATAGAAGATTGCTACGGTAAAATTAATGAGATTCACTGTGGAGCTGCAGGTATAGCAGCCTGGGATTTGTCTAAAATGCACCCAGCAATGAGAAGTCGTATAGATGCGTTTTTAAGTTTACGTAAATTAAAAGAACAACTAAGAAACTCGAGCAGAATTGAGCCTAGTTGTTTTATCTTTGACGGACCCCCTGGCACGCTAAAATCTGTGACGCTAACTAAATTATTACCTTTATTAGGCAAAACCGTTTACGTACATCACGTTAAGACTACTATGGATGGAAAAGACTTCTACGACATGTATGATAACCAAGAAATATTTTACATGGACGATGTGGGACAACAGGGAAAATCCCAATGGAGAAACTTAATTAACTGGGTTAGTTGTGTTCCTTTACCACTAGATTGTGCTACAGCTAACTTGAAGAACACTAAGTTGTTCAACTCAGAAATAATCCTTTTGACTACCAACCAATTTATGAAATTGCACGGATTTACGGCACAGGATGGAGTTTCCGACCCGCGAGCCTTGTTTCGTAGGGCTTTTGTATTTGATTGGACAGGAACGGAAATAAGTAACAGAGACGGTGATATACAATTAAAGGGCGTAGTCTATATTAAGAAATATAACGTTAGCACAAATACTTGGGAAATATTCAATCTGCAAGGGTTGCCCGGAAAACATGAAATTCAAGATGAGGACCAATTCCTAGCCTGGTTGTGTTCTTGGATTTTGTCTGTTAATCATTGGAAAAAGAACTGTAAAGACAACAATAAAATGTCTCCCGAAAGAACAACACGAATTAAAGATTTAATCCGTCAAGTAGATTTTAGAACAGAATCTCTAGAAACTCCCGAAGAAGATTTAGAAACTGAAGAAGTTTCTGAAGATAAAGCAGAAGAGAACTTTGAAGACGCCCAAGAAACTGTGCCAATACCAACATACCACAGAGAAGGCAATAGAGTTGTCGTAGATGTCCCGGTGACTTTATTAGAATATGAGGCAATGATTAATGCTGATTTCATAGATTTTCATACCTTACACGAGAATCAGTTGTTAACGTATAGATATTCAGCTCTCTCTAAAGAGATCGCAAAGGAATTTGTTAAGCAAAACGAGGAGGAATGGTCTATTCTCAAACACCTGAGAACATTAGTAGTTGTAATTAAAGACGGGCTTCAAGAAATGTTTGGCTTTTTTGTAAGAGCTATTCTCAATATTCCAGCCAATTTGAGACCAGCTATAATAACAATTAGTATTTACATTAGTCTTATTATAGGTTTATGGGCTTTTGCAAGGGTAACAGAGGACTTTACAGTACAATCCTCTTCAACAAATTCAGCGGAGTGGGAAAATATAAGGCAACTGTTCGATAGTGCAACTTCGTCTCAAATCTCATCGTTAGAACGTAATCACGTTAAAGAAATAAATGTAGATGGATCAATGATAACTTGTGGTTTTTGTTTTGATAAGTATATTATCATCCCTTCTCACAGCTTGCAAACCGACAACAAGTTTGTTTACGTTACTGTAAGAGACATGAGATTGAATACTAACTTACTCGAATCCACACCTTGTGAAATAATTGAAGTAGATAATAAAAGTGATTTAGCCATTTTAAAGATAGATAAACATCATCCTCTAACATTTAAGGATATAGACTTTTCAAAAGGAGAGAGAATTTCGACCCATTTAGTTACGCCTTTAGGTTCAATTAAAACGCAGACAATTGCGAGTAGGCACAATTTAGGAGATATCCCATACTCTATGGAGGGCAATAAAACCTTTTCAAATGTTATCCCTAGAGAGGATCAAGAACTTTACACAATACACTTTGTAGGTTTGTGTGGAAGTGTCATAGCAAACAAATATGGAGCGCCAATAGGTATGCATGTAGCTGGCTCTGACTCAAAGAATTTAGGAGTTAGTATATTGTGGCAAGATTCTATTAATAATAAATTAAATAAATTGCCACGAAGTAATCCAAATTCAATAAAGTTACATGAAACGCAAGAACCACAAACCTCATGCGCGAGAGTTGACTCCTTAGGTTATGCAGCAGTACCTGAACATTCATCTATTAATCCAAGCCCATTACATGGAGTGTATCCTGTAGACAGATTTCCAGCCGATTTAACCAAATATGGTTTCAAAACAGTTGATACAATTTTTAAGAAATCCACCCAGAGAGTAGTAGACCCTCCGATAGAAGAATTGGAGTTTGGACAGCAAGTTTTGGATGCTTTGTTGCCTGAGTTTTCTGATATTACGGAAGAGCAAGTAGTTAAAGGATATCCGGGAATTGCAGGTCTAAATAAGAAATCCTCCAATGGTTTTGGTTGTCTACCAGATAAAACTGATTATATTGATTTTGACAGAGGAAGTTATCTGGATTTTTTCCGCGAAGAATTGAACTCGTTAGAGCAATCTGTTAAAGAAGATTCACCTGAGAGATGGAAGCGCCTTGTGTGGTTTGAAACATTGAAAGATGAACTTAGAAATGAAGAGAAAGAAGGAGAACCTAGATCGTTTAGAGTTTCTACTATCCATCAACAAATTTGGACAAAAACTTTAACTGCAGACCTGGTTGAAAAAACTTTACAAAATCGGAAAAATAATCAGATAATGATAGGATGTAATCCTATCAAAGCATGGCCTGAAATGGCACAGCAATTGTCTACTGGCAATATTTTTGCCGGTGATATAGGTAAATGGGATGGGGCCATGCTTCCAACTGTACAAAATAAATTAAACGAAGTTATCTGCAAAAAATATAAAGGTAAACATAAAGAAATGTTATACTGCATCTTATCTAATCTTAAAAATTCAATAGTTTTAGTTAAAGGGAAAATGTACGTGATGACACATTCAATGCCATCAGGCTCGTTTTTAACTGCTTTTTATAATAGTTTAGTTAATCGGTTTTACACAGCTATGTGGTATAGGAGATGTACAGGAACACAAGCCAGTGTTGGGTTATTCTCTAAGCAAGTGTTGGACTATGTTTATGGAGACGATAAAGTTGTCGGAGTAGTGAAAGAAAGACCAGATTTAAATGCTATAACGATGTTACAGTTTTTTGAAAGTATTGGAATGAAATTTACAGATGCTAACAAGCAACCCGTGGATCAACCATATCAAGAACTAAGCGAAATTTCGTTTCTCAAAAGGGATTTTAGTTATCATGACATATTGAAGAAAATTGTTTGTCCTTTATCACTACGTACTCTATTCAACACGATATCATGGGTTGACAGTAAAAAAGATCTAGACATAGTTATGGAAGGTAAGATAGACTCGGTATATCGGGAGCTGTACCTACACCCTAATAGAGAGACACTTATGTTAGAATTTGAATTACTAGTCGAAAGTGTTTATGGGAGCAGGAAATGGTTATCGAGATATGCGCTAAAAGATCTATATGAGCGCCACGAAAATGAGTATCTCATAGATAGCTCGAAATTTTATATATATTCTTAAACTTTTATTTCAAATCTTAATTTAATTGTAAAATAATAATATAATTGTAAATATAAATATATAATTTTAGTAAATAACTTTAAGGAATCTTATATCTTCTTAATTTTTCAAGATATAGTGTAGCCGTTTAGAAAAAGATCCGAGAAAGCTAGTTGAAATTGCACCTTTCTTGTAATAAATTTCAATTCTATACAAACAAATTATTCAGATAATTATTATAATGAAGAACATAACGTATCTATTAATGATATGAATCAGCAAGATTTAGCGCACGTAGAATCAGATGTGTTAGAAAACGACCCTAACAATAGAGGATTTGATAGCTTATCCACTTTTACTCAGGGAAGAACTAATAATCAAACCGGAGTTGGAGTTGCAAATGCGGTAGTTAATCCCGTTACAGAAGGCTTTTATTCTAGCTTGCGTACACGCAGTGTAGTAGAACCCGATTTTGTTTATACTGAATGGCCGGAAGTAAAAGGTGTTGATAAGTCTTTGAAAATGTCTTATTCCCCTTTACTTAAGAAACCATTTCATGTTAAAAATATTACATGGACTACTACTAACGCTAGCAAAAGCGATTTAGCCTCGATATCAATTCCAAGTGAGTTGTTACTAAACAATCCAATAGTTGAGAGTCCTTTTGGCTTAGGAAGTTATTATAGAGCAAAGGTCTCTCTAATTTTCCAAGTGTCTGGAACTCCTAGTCACTCAGGTATTGTTTTGGTAGGAGCATTACCCTATTCACCTTATGGGCCAGATGATGTGTCTCCAAAAGTGAATCGCCTAATGAGCGCACCGCATGCTTTCTTACATGCGAATGAATCTACATCCGTTCGCCTTCAAATACCATTCTATTCAAATACAGCATTGTTACCTAGTTTTCCGCAAAATAAACGTCTTAATATACTAACTTTAGATGGAAATTATGCAGTAGTGCGTCTAGTGGTCATGAACCAACTTGTCCCTGGCACTAGTGCGATAAACGAAGTGACTATTAGTGTGCATGCAGTTTTTGATGATGTGGAATTTTATGTGCCTAACACCAGAGAGAAAACTTGGGTTACTCCCGCTTTTGCAGCAGAATCAAAAGGTCTGTGGCAAAATGGCCAACGAATTGTTTCTGATATATTAGACGCATCTACAGCAGTGATAAAGAAAGGGATAGGTTTGCATAACCCAAATAATGCTTTACAAAATCCTTCTAAAGATATCATAGCTTTCAGACAAAGCCCAAATGTTGTTTCAGCTACAACTAACTACGAGAAGATGGATCCTTATACTGATTTTGATCGAATCACTCGCGATTATATCTTCAACACCAAGCAAGATGAAATGGACCTCAAATATCTGTTGTCTAAACCAATGTTCATTGGATCGTTCGATGTGAAAGCGACTAGCGCAAAAGGATCTTTATTATTTTCAAGACCGATAACACCTATGCAGATCAAGGGTAGTAAAATTACAGCTATTTCTCCGTATAACAATAAGGAAACAACTTATTATACTCTAGCTTCCACCTTGCAGACTATTGCGTGGATGAGTAAGTATTGGAGAGGTTCTTTAAACATACACATACAAAGTAGTATGTCTAACTTTCAATTCGTTAAATTGCAAGTAGTTAGAGATTACGCTCCTGATATGAGGGTTTTAACTTCAGTTCCGGACCCTACTAAACTGCAAAGTATGATGGTTGAGACCATAGAATTTTCAGGCGGAGGTCAAGTACAAACAGTTAAATTACCTTTCGCTAGCATGTTCAATAAAATACCAACTACAGTAGATCCAATAACCAACGCTTTATGTCATGGTATGTATTATATATATTTGGCACAGCCTTTAGTTACATCTCTTTCTTCAGCAACAACTGCCAGTTTTAATGTATATCTTTCTGCTGGCGATGATTTTCAACTATTTGGATATGCCTTAGACCCATTGACAATGATAGGATTTACTCCTCAAACAGTAAAAAAGAGATCCAGTGATGCTGCCGACTTTAAAGCGGAGGCTTCTGTTTTACAACCTATTTCGTCACAAAATGCTCTAACAACTCCAGGACATTCCACTCGCGATGAAATGGACTCGGACCATCAGCCCATAAGGTCAGTGCGAGATTTTATAAGACGCTCTTATCGAACTATACATCGAGATTATACAGCTGAAGAGATCAAGACTGCAGATGGATTAGTTGTCTATGATGTTTATAAACTAGTAAGTGAGTGGTTTACACCATCCACGGCAAATGCAATTCATAGAGAATACGCATCGCCTAGAGGCATACTAAAAGCTATGTTTTTCGGTGTTCAAGGAGGAATAAAGGTGAAAGCGTTAGTACAAGGAACATCGGTAGCAAGTATGTGGTATATTCCCCCAGGCATGTCCATTAGAAATAGTGACACCTCGACAGAATCCCAGTACATGGGGACAACAGCTCTCCCTGGGTCAACATATCCTAATGCGTTACAGTGTGTGAGAGCTTGTTTAAATTTGTATAATGAAGATGGTGTGTTGCCTTACAACTGGTCTTGTGTAGCAACATCAGTCGAAAGACCAAATTATATCAATACTTCTGCTAACCATTCTATAAATTACGGCACAACTGGTAAGGTTGTAAGCGCCGCAAGTTGTATACTGGAAGGACACTTACCGAATCTCTCACCACTAAATTTCGTAGGAGATACAGACTCGTTGGCGGGATGGAAGACTACATCGGATGCTGACACCCATAAATTATCCACTGATATGGGCCAACTCATTATCTCTTTTGGAAGACCTTGTTTTTACAGTCCTAATGTAGCAAATGAAGCTTCTGATGTAAATCTATCTTTATATATAGCTATGGACGATCAAACCCGTTACGGTTATCATGTATCTGTCCCTGAGATAGCTCCTCCCACGGTCAATGAAGGATCGACTTCAACTACAACACACACTTTAACCGTTGCTAATCAGTACGACGGTTTCCCTTACCAACCCAATTATTATGCCTCAGCATATTATAACTAATAATATAATTTAATTGTAAATAAAATAAATTAATTGTAAATATTAGTTAAAATTCAATATCACTTAGTTTTCGAGGGGGACTATGTGAAAAATACCTCAATCTATAAAATAGAGCGAGGTGTCCCCTCGCTTTATTTAATTAGTCCCGACGGTTTCCCTTACCAACCCAATTATTATG